TGGTGTTTCCGCAAGTCATCTTGATTGGACTATGGTGCCTTATGTGAGAAAGAGTTTTTGGAAGCATTATAAGGATGGTTTAAAATATTTTGATAACATGGAACCCATAATGGTAGATGAAGAAAATAATCCTATTAATTTAGACACTTTAGACTGGTCTGGTCCAAAAATTGGAATTGAAAAAGAACGTTATGGTTCAGAAAAAGCTTATAATTATGCTATGGAAATGACAGAACGTGAACTTCAACAAGCAGTAGAAGGAATGTACCACAATCTCAATACACTTCAATCACGCAGCGGCAATCAGCTACCCTTTACCTCTATCAATTATGGCACTTGTACCCTACCAGAAGGCCGCATGGTAACAAGGGCATTATTAGAAGGTTCTATTAAGGGCGTAGGAAAATTACATAAAACTCCTATTTTCCCCTGCGGTATTTTCCAATGTATGAAAGAAGTTAATCGCGCGCCCGGCGACCCAAATTATGATCTTTTCCAGTTAGCATTAGAATCTACTGCAAAGCGCATTTATCCTAATTACTGTAATGTTGATTGGTCTATAAATGCTGGATATGATAAGAATGATCCACGCACTTATGTATCTACAATGGGGTGCAGGACGTACAATGGCGCGGATATAAACGCAGAAGAAGGAACTAATCCTCAAACTAAAGATGGGCGTGGTAATCTTTGTCCAGTAACTATTATTATGCCTACACTTGCAATGGAAGCTAAAATAATGGCTGAAAAAAGTAATGCTGATACAATAGACTTTTTTATGGTTTTATTAAATCAAAAAATTCACGAAGCAAAAGATATGCTTATTGAACGTTTTGATTGGATTTGTAGCCAAGATGCTTCTTCTGCTAAATTTATGTATGAAAATCATACAATGCTTGGTTATCATCCAGAAGAAGGTATTCGTTCTGCCTTAAAGCATGGCACATTAGTTATTGGTCAATTAGGACTCGCGGAAACCCTTCAAATTTTAATTGGTTGTGATCATACTACTGAAAAAGGTATGGAATTAGCAAAACGTATTGAACAACTTTTTAAAGATAGATGTGCTGAATTTAAAAAAGAATATAAATTAAATTTTGGTGTTTATTATACTCCTGCCGAAAATCTTTGCTACACAGCTATGAAGAAGTTTCAAAAGAAATATGGCGAAATTGAGAAAGTTTCTGATCATGAATATTTTACAAATAGTATGCATGTACCAGTATGGGATGAAATTTCAGTATTTGATAAAATTGATATTGAAGCACAACTTACTGGCTACTCTAATGCTGGATGTATTACTTATGTAGAATTACCATCTGGTGTAAAAAATAATCTTGAAGCACTTGAAACTATTGTTAATTATGCAATGGATCATGACATACCTTATTTCGCAGTTAATGTGCCGCTTGATACATGTATGGACTGTGGCTATGCTGATGAAATTAATGATACATGTCCACAGTGCGGTAGTCACAATATTCAGCATTTACGTCGTGTAACAGGGTACTTAACAGGCGATTACAAAACTGCATTTAACTGGGGCAAACAAAAAGAAACTGAAGATCGCGTGAAGCATGTTCATTGAGGGAATATTATGAATATTTTTGACAATTATTTTTGTAATATTACTAAATTGCCTTGTTGTGGATGTTCTTTTTATTGTGAACATCGCAGTAAGAAGGAGGCAAAAATAAATGAGTAAGATAGCAGGAATTTATTGGGATGATACCGCGGCCGCACCTGGTATCTCCCTATCAGTATATTTTTCTGGATGTCACTTCCATTGCCCCGGTTGCCATAATCCAGAAGCACAAGATTTTGAATATGGAGAAGATTTTACACCAGAACTATTATGTGAAATCTTAACCAAATTAAGAAAAAATGGTGTAGAACGTAGGCTATCAATTTTAGGCGGAGAACCATTAAATAAAGAAAATCGTAAAGCAACTTATGATTTAGTTAGCATCTGCCGCAAAATCTATCCAAAAATTAAAATTTATATTTGGACAGGTTATACAATTGAAGAACTTTTTGAAGAACAAGATGATATAATTAATATGATTTTAAAACATATTGATTGTCTTATTGATGGACGTTTTGAACAAGATAAACGAGACGTAACACTACCGCTTCGCGGCTCAAGTAATCAAAGGGTGATTTACTTAAATGAAAAAGAAAATTAGTTTAATCCTATCTATACTTCTATTTTTAACTGCTGTAACTAATTTTACACTTCTTTCTAATAATAAAAGTGCAGCCATATTTATTATTCTTTACTGGTTACTTAATTCTATTAAACTTGGAATGGATATAAAGAAATGAGCGGGCATTTGCCCGCTCTTATTTTTATATACTTGACTTTTTTTCAAACCTATGTTATAATTATTAAAAGTAAAGGAGTGGTTGTGATGTAGATGCTGCATTGGATATTAGGCGGAATTATAGGTATATTAATCATCTGTCTAATTGTAATTTCAAATCGTAAAATACAAGAAGAACATGATTTGAAATTACAAGTAGAACGATTGCGCTACCAAAAAGATGATTTAGTAAAAGATATTGGTGAACAAAGAAAACTTATTGAAGAATATACAGATAAAATAGTTGAATTACAAAATAAGTATAGACAAGAATTAAATAAAAAAACAGAAGATTTAAATCTTTATTTTGAAAATCAAAAAACATTGCGTCAATCAGAACTAGATTCTGATTTTGAAAGGCAAAAAAGAGAGCGGCAAGAAACTCTTGATTTAAATATGCGGCAAATGACGCGACAGGCGCAAGAACAAGTAAATAAAGCTGAAATAGAAGCAAAAAATGAGATTGAAAGATGGAAAAAAGCAGAACAAGATATTGCCGCGGTCGTAACACTGCAAGAAGAACGTTATGAAGCATTGCTTGCTCCACTTCAACAATATGAAAAAGAACAACAAGAACGATTATTTTATACAATACAAGTTCCTGATGAATATAAAGAAGATATAAATTTCCTCGTTACAACTGTTTCACAAAAAGTTCAACATCCAGATGTTATAAATAAATTAGTTTGGGCTGAATATGTTAAACCATATATAGATGAAACTTTTAAACGAGTTAATATAGAAGATAAACCCGGTATTTATAAAATAACTAACATAAAAAATGGTAAAAGTTATATTGGTAAAAGTACAAATGTTAAAAAACGATTAACTGATCATTTTAAATCCTCTATCGGAATTAAAACAATCGCGGATCAAGCAGTACACCATGAAATATGGAAAACTGGTTTCTGGAATTGGACGATTGAAGTTATTATTTACTGTGATAAGGAACAGTTAAACGAATTAGAAAAATATTATATAAACTTTTTTAAAACCAATACTTATGGTTATAATAAAACTGGTGGAGGAGAAGGATAATGAGTGATAAAACTAATAATAAAGTTTTTGTTACTGGGCTAACTACTGAAGAGACAGAACCTGTTAATTTAGAAGAAATAGAAACCACAGTAGCGGAATCAATTGAAAATGCCAATTATAAACCACGTAATCGCGCGGAACGCCGGAAAATTGCAAAGAAATTAGGTAAACGCGGCCGCGCAAATATTGGAACAATATCTGAAACAGCTAAAAAGCTTTCATATATAAATTTAATTCAAGATTTAAGAGAACTTAATGAGAAAAAGGAGAATGAAGAAAATGAAGATGCTATTAAAGACAACTGATGTATTCCGTGTAGCAGATGAAGAAGAAGCTGTACGCCTAATTGAAGAATATAAAAATAATGCCTCTATTGAAGATTTTTCTCTTACGAAGTCTGGTTATGTTTTAAAGAACAAGAAATCTAAAGGAGAAATTATTGATAGTTGGGCGATTGTAACAGTTGAAAGAACTTTTAATGATTAAAAGAGGTAATAAATATGGAAGATACAAATATTATTATGCAAACTTTTGAAGAAAACGAAAATTTAAAACCACTTGCTGAACTTATTAACCAAATCATGGAAATGTCAGATGATGCCCTAAATGTTGAATCAACAAAAATTATCAGCGGTATGATTGCAAGTGCTTTTACTGAAGAAGTTGAAAAAGCTGCTATTGACAGCATTGTAAATAATTTTGAAGGACTACAATTTACCAAAGAGCAGGCAGCAGAAACAATTGCTAATGTTGAAGCAGAATTTGCTAATTTGGTTGATAGTCTAAATCCATCAGTTTATAAGAGACAAATTTTAAATGATATAGTAAATGAGTTTAATAAAATTTTTGATGCTTCTGTTGATAAGTATCATAATTATAATATTGATTTACTAATTAAGTTAGATGATGGTGCGCAAGTTCCAACATACGCACATGATACCGATGCTTGCGCCGACTTATATGCCGCAGATGATATGGATATTCCACCACATAGTTTTCATAATATGGTTAGAACTGGCGTTCATATTGCTTTACCAGAAGGCTGGATGGCAATGATTTTCCCGCGTTCTAGCATGGGTTCAAAAACAGAATTACGTCTAAGCAACAGCGTAGGTATTATTGATAGTGAGTATCGCGGCCAGCTAGGAGTTTTGTATGACAACCTTTCTGATTCTGCCTATACTATTAAAACAGGAGACCGTGTAGCACAAATACTTGTAATGCCTTCTTATCGTTTTAAGGCAACAGTTGTTGATAATCTTCCTAAAACCGCTCGTGGCGAAGGTGGATTTGGTTCTACCGGTAAGTAATATATGGCAATAAATTACTATTCAGTATTAAACCACCTAACAGAAGAAGGCTGGAAACTGATTAGTGATAGTTACAAAAATTTAAATACAGAATTAGAAATGAAGTGTCCAGAAGGTCACACACAATTTATAACTTATGGGCAATGGCGTAAAAATCCAGTATGTGAAAAATGTCTCGCGGGCGACCCTTATAAGGTAAAAAAAAATAAAGTGCCAATTAAAAAAATTGACACATATCGGATACTTGCACTTGACGCCGCGACAAAAATTACAGGTTATTCAATTTATGATGATAATG